GGCATTGCCGCCCAGCGTCAGGGACGAGATCGACGGGCTTGCCCCCGCCGTGTCGCTCTCGCCCGAGATGTAGGCAATCGCCAGCCCGCCGGAGGTGGTGATGGTCGGCGCGCCGGTATAGGTGGTAGCCGATGCAGTGCTGTTGAGCATCTGCACCGACTGGACGAGCGAGACAGCCATTCCGGCCCCTTATGGTCCGTATGCGGACGGCACTACTGCACCGCCTCAACGCCGACCACATCGCCATTCGCATCCCGGACAACCCGCTTTGGGCCGCTCATCCTTGCCATCGCATCGGTCAGGGACTTCATGTGATCCATCAACGCGCCCTCGCGCATGTCGGACTTGCTTTGCACCCCTGCCGGCGTGTCCTGCGCGTTCAGTTTCAGCAGTTCGAGTTCCCGCTTCATGGCCAGTTCTTTTTCCCTGAAGGCCATTTCGGCGGCAAATTTCTCGGCCTCGAACTGGGTTTTCTGCGAATCCAGTTGCGCCTGCACCTGCCCGTCATGCTGCTTGACGGCCAGATCGGCCTGCATCTGCGCCATTTCCTTGTCGCGGGCGACTTCCGCCTTCATCCGCTCTGAATCGGACTGTATCTGCAACTTGGCTTGATCCAGTTGCGCCTGCACCTGCGCCTTGAACTGCTCGATCTGCATCTGAACCTGGCCCTGCGCCTGAATCTTCACCACATCAGGATTGGGCGCGTTCCTCTGCGCGTCGATCTTGGCCTGAACCTCTTGCGGGTCGGGTTTGCTGAAATATGGTATGGCGCTCGGGAAGCCCGCCGTTTCGGTGATCTTTTCCAGCGTGTTGTAAAGCTGTTCCGGCTTCACATAGGGATTGTCGGGGCCGATGGCCAAAAGCAGTTCTTTTTGCAGCCCATAGATGACTTGCAGCACCGCCATGTCCCGCTCTTTCGTGCCGCCGCCCAGACCCACGTTGACCGTGCAGTCCATGTCCACATTCCAGGCGCGCGGATCGTATTGCGCCCACTCGCCCTTCATCTGGACGGTTCGCGGCCCATCTGCATGGGCAATGACCAGTTTCAAGAGGCCCCGGAATGCCCGCCGCAGCCCGCCATTGGCGATGGTGCGCACGATCATGTCGGCCTGCGCAATCCCGGCCTCGCTCAGCAGTTGCGCCGCCGTCGCCGATGTATTGCTCAGATCGTCGGCTTGCAGCCCCGCCGACCTGTCGGTAATCCCGGTGAGTTCGCGGGCTTCCTCGTCCATGTAGGCGAGCAAATCCATCGAGTTCTTGGCGAAAAACGGCGGGGCGATCCACTGCACAACCTCCTGCGCCGACCGCCCCGGCTGCAAAAACAGCGGCTGGCCGAATTGCAGGTTGGTGATATCCTCGGGGTTCTGGATGGCCCCCCGGTCAATCACCGGCCGACCGGCGTTTTGCGCATAGACGTTATCGAGGGTCGCCCGCTTCAGGGCGGTCTTGACCCGCATGGTCTGGCGCATGTCCTCGAAAACCGAATGGCCCTCGAACTGGTGCGGGTCACGCTCAAGCACAACCTCGGCATAGGGGGCCTCGTCCACAGGCTCCAGCCCCAGAACGATATTGCCGCCCTTTTCCCCGCCGCCCTCGCCGTAGACCATGCGGTATATTTCTGCGATCCCGTCATTGTCGGCATCAACCCGGACATAAACCTCATAGACGCAGACAATTTCCAATGCCTTTTGCGTCTCGGCCTTCCGCGTCGTGTAGTCCTCGCCCATCCGCTCCTTGTCATCTGCATCTCCGCCGTCATGCGTGCGGATTTGCCAGACCATGTCCTTGTCGTAGCCCATCGCCACCAACTCGGATCGGGGGAGGAACTGCTCCTCCCCGACAAGCTCGGCGTCCTCGATCGTCTTTGCGCCCGGCGTGATCAGGAAAATCCCGCGCGGCACGGCTTCGAGCGACAATTCGACCCGATCCGTGATCCGTTTGACCTTGAACGAATTGCGCTGCGCCCCCGGCATCAGCGCGAGCACATTCGGATCGGTTTCAGGCTCGGCCCTGTGGTCGAAAACCTCAAGCGTCGGATCGCCTTCCAGCCCGAGCAGCGCTTCGTCGGGCTGGTCGGTATAGGCGGTGACCGTGACGCGCTTTTTTCGATAGGCGCACCATTTCAGAATCCCGGTCTTGACCAATGCCGCGTCATGGATCGCGTCGTAAATCGCCTTTTCGGCCCCGCATTCGGGGACGACGACCAGATTGATGTAATCCGTCGCCTGTTCCGCTGCCTCCTCATCCTCGGGGCCGACCGGCAGGTATTTGACGATACTGCCGCCCGCCATGATGGTGCGCATGATCGACGGCAGGACTTTTTTGATCGTCGCCCGCACGTCGTTGGACACGACCGACGAATATCCCTCCCGCGTCGGGAGATCGGCCATCTTGCCGGCGTAGTAGTCCATCGCCACGCGGCGGGACTTGGATTGCTCGACCAGATAGTCACGCGCCGCCTCGACCAGCCCGGCGACGTGATCGGCGAGCGCCTCGGTGGTGTCAATCGTCTCGGTCATACCACCACGCTCGGCCGGAATTTCGGCAGTTTGGTCACGGGCGCGCTGTGGGTCTCATAGGCCACGGCCATCAGGCCGAACGCATCAGCGCCGTGGCTGGCCCAATCATGCTCTGGCCCCAGCCCCATGCCGCGCTCCTCGTCCCGTTTTTCGTGATACCAGCCCAGAGCATCCAGCCCCGCCTGGCATGCCGCCTCGTTGATCCAGGCCGCCGGAAATATCCGCCGCGCCGCCTCGATCCGCTTCATGGCTGCCCCGCGCCCCTGATTGGGGATGATCAGCACCGGGAAACCGGCCTTGCGCAGATAGCTCTCGTAACTCACGTCATGCACCCGGTCGTGCGTCTCGCCGTCATGCGGCAAAACGCAGGTTGCCGCCCCCAAACCATTGGCCCTCAGCCAATCCACATCGGCACTGAGCGGCTGCCCGACCGTCTCGCGGTAATCCAGCACCCGGATTTCGCGCCCCACGAACTGCACGATCCAGATGGCCCGCGCGTCAGCCCGCGCCCCGGTGCCGCCGATGTCCCAATAGGCGCGCCGCTCCATCAGCGGATCGGCGGCAACCTTGCCGATCCGGCCCTCGCGCCTCGCCAGCGACAGGGCCGCAGCATAATACGATCCGGCGGCGACCGTCCGAAAATCGCCCTCCCAGACCCATGCGTAGTCATCGGGCCGCTCGCGCATGTCGCGCTGACGGGTGCGCTCCAGGGTCGCCGGAAAGCGCGGGTTATCGCGCCAGTTGATCGCGGCGACCTTGATGCGCGGATCGTCGCTGCCCCGAAACCGCCTGTGCGTGGCGCTGTTTTTCCGCTCCGGGTTCCAGGTGACCCAGAGTTCTGAATCCTCCTCGCGCAGCGTCGGGATCAGTTTGACCCACGCCTCCTCGATGACGTTTTCGGCCTCGTCCACCCAGCACAGCAGGACGCGGGCCTTGGATTTTACGCTGTCGATGTTGCGATCTAGGCCGGTAAATTCGTAGCGCACATTGCCGTCGCGGGTGCGGACGAATTTCTCGCCGATCTCGAAATGTGCGGCGAGCCAAGGCTCGGACTCGATGGCCGCCTTGATTTCCTCCAGAGACGAATCCGCCAACGAATTCATAAATTGCCGGCCGCAGAGGATGATTCCGCGCCGCCCGGCCTTGGACCATGCATAGGCCCGCACCGCCGACATTTTGGCGAATGAGCGGGTTTTGCCGCTGCCTCGTCCGCCGTATGCGCCCCTAACGTCAGCCTCTCCCGCGAAGATCGGGATCAGCTTGGGCGGTATTTCAATCTGCGCCGTCGCCAAGGGGGACAATTTCGACGCGGGTTATCGTTTCGAGCGGGTTTTCGGGATCGCCGCTTAGCGTGATGCTGGATAGGTCGGGCAGCGTCTTGCGCAGCAGGATTTCAATGGCCCGCAGTCTCTGCGGATCCATCTCCACCACATTTCCAGCATCGTCAGTCTCATTAAGAGCAAAGCAATTCAATCTCTTGACAAGCTGTGTGGTCTTGATCGCTTCGCGGCTGCGCTGGTCCTGTTGCGGGTTTAGCCGTGCTGCCATTGTGCTTGTATTCCGCTCGTCAGCGGCTCCTGTATTCAGGGTGAGATTGTGGCGTCAGTCGATGACGCGTTTGCCGCCCTTGGGCTTTTTTTTGGTTTTCGGCATGGCTTGCTCCTGTGTTGTCCCGCCTGCCCGTATTCCCGGCGACATGCGAGCCACGGCCCACCGGGTTGACGCTCTGATGGCGCATCTCGGGCGATTTCGGCTGTGCGGGGTGGCCGTCGGAAGGCGGGCCGATGAAATGCAAAAGCGCCCGGCAGGGATGCTGCGGGCGCTCTTTTGGACTATGGCAATTTTACGGTTTTTGCGGCTGGCGTCAACTGGTGATTGTCGGTTTTGGTTCGGGGGCCTCAACTGGTTGAGGTTCGCCCCTCGTCAATCAGCGCCTCCTCACAAGCGGCGGCAGGCGATTGATGGCAAATGGTTCATGCGGCCCGCTCGCCTCGATCCGCGCAATCTGCTCCGGCGTCCATTGCTGATCCCTGGCCCTGTCAAATGCCTCGGCCAGCCTGTCCAGCGCCTCCCTGACGTGGGCCAGCCCGGCGGCATTGTCGAGCGCATAGGGTTTGCGGCGGTTGATGATGACAGTTGTCGGCGCATGGCCCTCCAAAATGCAATGCCAGACAATTGCCCGATCCCCATTGCAGACGCGGGCCATGAGGGCCGCGAATGCCGAGAGGCGATCAATCTGTATGGTGACGGCATGATCGGGTTTGGGGCTGGATTGCACCCTGTCATTGTCGGGCCAGCCCTGCGATTTTCCGGTGGCCTCGTAGGCGTCGCGCAGTTTTTCGGCGGCGTTGTAGCCCGCCGTCGAGATGGTGCCACTGCGGTGCCAGACCTCCAGCATATCGACACGGCGAGCGCGTTTTATGCCATTCGGGTTAACCACCTTGCCCGTCTCGGGATCGATTTCGGCGGCGTCCTCGACCGTGAGATTGGCGCGGTTGGCCGGGCCTGCTGCCCCCATGTCCCCCGGCGTCACCGGGATGGTGATGCGATCCACGGCCCGGTTGCGTTTTGCCCGTTTTGTCATTGCCCGCCCCCGAATACTGCCTCTGCCCTGTCCCGTGCCGATTGGCGACGTGTTGCGCCAAGCGCGTTTTCCAGCGTCGATTTGATCCGCTCCAGATCGGCGATGCGGCGCTGCAGCTGCGCGATTTCGACGTTTTGCCGCAGGATCGTCCGTTCCTGGGCGTCGAGGCGGTCGGCGTCGGTCATCGTTTCCCCCTCGCAAATTCGAGATCGCGGCGCACTGCCTCGGGCGAGATTTGCAGGATCGCGGCGATGTGGCGGCGCGAATGCCCGGCGTCCCGCAATTCCGCGACGCGCTGGCGGCGCTTGTTGAGGTGATCGACATAGGCGGCGCGGGCCGGAACCGGGCGCTGCGGCGCGACGAACCGGCCATTCATCCGCTCGTATCGGTCCATCACCGCCTCGGCGTCAAACCCGGCCAGGTCGCAGATCATGTGCAAATCGCGGCCGCCACGGCGCAGGACGTGTTTCGCCCGCTGCTGGTCCAGCTTGTCCCCGTCGCCACGGGCGTCGGCAATGAGGCGGCCCAAGACGGCGGCCCAAAGTGCGCGCTCGGGGTGGATCATTGGAACCCCCGCATGACCGAGGCCACGTCTAACGGCTTCCGCTCCATGTCGCGCAGCATCAACTTTGCCGCCTCGTGCCGCGCCTTGGATTCGGCCTCCCATGCCAGCGCAGAGGCTTCGCCTTGGGTTTTGCGGCGGGCGAGGAACGCCCCGGATCGGTAGGCGCGCATTGTCGGCTCGTCCACCAGCTTCCGGCGGATCATTTCGACGGCCTCTCTGCCGTAGAGATAACCCTCTCCCACCGGCTCTCCGGCGGCCATGCGCTTGGCCATGATCGCGTAGGTATCCATGACAAGGGCTTGGGAGGGGGCTTTGGGCTGCGAAGCATTCGCCCGCCCCGCTGCTTCCCGCACCTCCTTTTCGGTGGGCCACAGGCCCGAACCAGCCTCTCCCAATTCGCGCTCGAACGCCGGCCACCATGCCGCGAGGCGATCCGGATCGCGTGGCGCGTTGCGTTCAGCGGTGGCCACCAGCGCCTTTACCTCGTCGGCCTCGGCCTGCGGCTTGCCTTCGACGCGGCGCGGGGGCTGGCGGCGATCCAGAAACCTGCGAAGGCGGGATGCGATGTCGGCATTGTGCAAATTCATTGGGTGGTCCTCATGGGGGGCAGGCCGAATTGGGCGAAAGCTGCGTCAAGATCGGTTGTCGGCCTCGGGGGCGGCTTGGATTTTTCGGGGAACACTCCGGTCCAGCCGTTGGCGATGCTGTCGTTGACCACCGCGTCGGGGTCGGGGCATCCGGACAACTTCCTGGCGATGAGAACGGCGGCGTGATCGGTTAGGACAGCCCGCTTCGCCCGGCGATGGGCGATGTAGGCGTCAGCAACTTCCTCGCTCAAAATCCCGCAGAGCGTCGCGCGCGCCTTACTTACTGGTTCCCTTACTGGTTCCCTTACAGAGTTACTGTCCGGATTCCGGACACGGGAATCGTCAAAATCCGGACACGGCTTTTGCGTTTTTCCGGACACGGCTTCTGTCCGGTTTTCGGACACGGCATTTGCCTTTTGCGTCCTGTTTTCGGACACGGAATCATCGGCTTCGAAGGCCAGCCAATAGCGGGTCGGGCGCTGCTGTTTCGTGGACTCGTCGCGGCCGGAATCGCGGCGGATCAGCCCGAGTTCTTCCAGCTTGTCGAGATGCACATTCAGCGTCGAGCGCGACATTTCGCAGTCCTCGGCCAACGTTTTCTGCATGGGAAAACACCCGTGATCCGGGTGGTGCCGGTCGCACAGGTGCCACAGGACGATCTTCGTCGCTGGCTTGAGGCCCTTCTGCCGGATTGCCCAATTGGTCGCGGCGTGGCTCATACCGCCACCTCACGCAACAGCTTCCGGCGGCTCCGGCGCTGGTAAATCCGCGCCAACAGCCCGTATTCCCGCAGGCGGGCTATCACCATGCGGGCATAGTCTGCCGTCGCTATGCCGCGCGCCTGCATGTCCTCGACGCCCAGCCCGGCGCGGAGCGCGATGACGACAGCGGCAGACGTTTCCGGGTTTTCGCGCGCGTCGAATTTCATTGTGCCGCCTCCCGCGTCCAGATGCCCCAGCCCGCCAGCCGCTCGCGCACGTCGTCAATCGAGCGGACGATGGCCACGCGGTAGCCAAGCGCGCCGAGGCGATCCAGCATGGCCGCCTGCGCCGCGCTGGTGCGCCCCGTGGGGGATTTCACCTCTAGGAACAGCGGGCCGATATTGGCCCACGGAATGACGATCAGGTCCGGGAACCCCGCCACTTGCCCCGCCGATTTGGCTAAAGCCCCGTCGAGATAGCCCGCGCGCCCGCCCCGGACGCCCTCGTTGGCCGAATGGTGCACTATGGCGTCGGGGAGCACCCGGCGCAGGTAGGCGACGATGGCGCGCTGGATGGCGCTCTCCTGACCCATCCTTGCTTCACGCACATTCAGATTCACCCCCCCCCTGGTCATGACGTGATCTCTAGACCCAT